GCGTTCCGACTACCTGCGCAACGGCCTCACCCGCAACTGCGGCACCCGGGCCACCCACCCCCACAGCGCACCCGGAACCCGGCAGCGGTCATACACGGGCGTCCACAACATCCTTCACCGCACCCTCGGGAAGGCGTCCGACCGGCTCTGCTGGTGCGGAGACCGGGCCGCGCACTGGGCTTTCCTCGGCTGCGACGACATGGTCTACGGCCCCGGAGGCACAGGCCCGTACTGCCCCGACGCCTGCATCAACGAGTACGACGCCCTCTGCCTCGTCCACGCCCGCGCATCCGACCGGGTCGTCCGCGACCACGTGGAGCGCCTGGAGTTCCAGCGCGTCCTCCAGCGCACCCTGCGCCGCCTGCTCGGCCGGGACAAGCACACCATCACCCTCGCGGCGTAGCCTCGAAGCATCCCGAAGGAGATGCTGATGCAGCGCAGAACCAAAGACGTCGCACTGATCGTGTCGTTCATCGTGTTCCTCACGGCCCTCATCGTGATGGCCCCAGCGATCCTGTTCCCACCGGAGGTGATCCATGGGTGAGCTGATCGAGTTCGCCGCAGGTGGCTGCGTCAGCCTGATCGTGGCCCTGAGCTGGCTTCGACGACACCGCACCCAGGTGTCGCAGTGGCTGCGGGCGCCCCGGTAGTCTCGACTCCAGACCCCCGTACCCGGCGAGTGCCCCTGGTACGGGGGTCCTCCACGTCCACGGGCATCCGCGTAGAATGCTGTTGAACCCGGTTCCAGCAAGCCGACGTGAGGAGGCACCACTCATGACGGACAACACCGCCCGTGACCAGGAAATCTGGGAGAAGTACACCCTCGGGGGCAAGGGCATCCGAGCCCTCGGCGACGAGTACGGCGTGTCCTTCCAGCGCATCAGCGCCATCCTCAAAGCCAAGCGCGAAGAGGCTCCCGAGCAGGACCGGTCAGAGATCGTCGCCCTGCGCCGCGAGCAGATCGCCGCAGGCATCGAGGCACTCATGCCCGGCGTGAGTCGGGGCAGCAGCGACGCGATCAAGGCGTGGAAGATCCTCACGGAACGTGAGTCGAAGTACCTCGGCCTCGACGCGGCCGAGAAGGTCGAGATCTCCGGTGGCGTCCGCTACGAGATCGCCGGTCTCGACGATGACGACTGACCTCCAGACCGTTCAGGTGGAAGTCCGTGGACCGATGCGGGAGCTGTTCCGCACCACGGACTCCTGCCTGATCTCTGCGGCAGCCGGTACCGGGAAGACGTTCCAGACGTTGTTCTGGCTGCACATGATGATGCTCAAGTACCCGGGCACAAAGGCACTCGTGGTGCGGAAGACGGCGAAGAGCCTCACCGGGACCACGCTCGCCACCCTGCGCGAGAAAGTCGCTCGTGAGGCCATGGAGCAGCAGCTCGTGCGCTTCTACGGCGGCTCCAGTGCCGAGCCTCCCGCGTTCCGGTACAAGAACGGCTCTCGAATCCTCATCGGTGGTCTCGACGACCCGCAGCGCATCATGGGTGCCGAGGTGTCCATCATCGTCATCGATGAGGCGATCGAGACGATCCCGCGCGACATCGACATGCTCCGCACCCGCCTACGTGGCGCCGGGCCTACGGCGTACCCGCACTACCGCATGGTGCTCCTGACGAATCCCGGACCGCCGTCCCATCACCTGCGCACGACCGAGGGGCTGCGGGTGGCGTACTCGACCCACCGTGACAACCCGGCACTGTGGGACCGCGAGCGCCAGGAGTGGACGTCGGAAGGTGACCGCTATCTGGCCGAGCTGCGCTCCCTGACCGGCGTGCAGCGTGCCCGTCTCCTGGAGGGCAAGTGGGTCGCGGCCGAGGGTGTCATCTGGTCCGAGTTCGACGAAGCCGTCCACGTCATCCCCCGGTTCGACATCCCGGAGCACTGGACCCGCTGGTGGGCCGTCGACTTCGGGTACGTGCACCCGTTCGCCGCGCAGTGGTGGGCGGAAGATCCGGACGGGCGCCTCTACCTGTACCGGGAGATCCTGATGACGAAGAGGCTCGTGGAGGATCATGCGGCGCAGATGATAGCCGCGGTGACCGACAGTGACGGGGCGTGGACCGAGCCGAAGCCGCGTGCCATCCTCACCGACCACGCTGCGGAGGATCGCGCCACCCTGGAGAAGCACCTCGGTCTCAAGACGAAGCCCGCGAAGAAGACCGTCACCGATGGCCTCCAGGCCGTGTCGTCTCGGCTGCGTGTCGCCGACGACGGGAAGCCGCGCCTGTACCTCATGTCCGGCTCGCTCCTGGAAGTAGACTCGGAACTCGAAGAGGCCGGACATCCCACCTCTCTGGCGGCTGAGATCCCCGGGTACGTCTGGGCGGACCACAAGACGAAGGAAGTCCCCGTGAAGGAGCACGACGACGCGAGCGACGCTCTGCGGTACATCGTGGCGCATCGGGACCTGCGCAAGACCGGATACAACGTGAGGACGCTCTGATGACCACGATGGAAGGCTTCTCCGAGGCGTACAGCCGCGTCTACGCGGCCAAGCGCACGAAGACCCGCAGCGAGCCCCGCAAGCCGCTCCTGGCGTCCCTGGGCGTCATCCTGGCGGTGGTCGTGGCGACCGTCGTCGGCTGGGCAGGCCGGTTCCGCCGCAACATCCTGTACCTGACCGGGTTCGGGTTCCTCGACTTCGCCGCCTGGGGCGTCCACTACCTCCTGGGATGCGCCGCGATCGGCGTTACCCTGTTCCTGCTGGACTTCCTGGCGAGCGGAGGTGAGGACGAGTGAAGTCTCTCGCTTCCCTGATCCCCCGGAACGCGGCACCGGTGCCGTACGTGTCCGAGGCGCAGGCCATGACACGCGGTCTCGCGTTCGGTGAAGGCGTGCAGGTCGATCAGCTTCGGATGCAGGAGCTGTACGGCACCGTCTCCACCCTGTTCGGTGTCGTCTCCGCGATCTCCATGGCCGTCTCTCGCACGAAGTGGGAGCTGTACCGCAAGGCTCCGAACGGCAACCCGGAAGACCGCACCGTCGTGCGCAACCACCCCGCGCTGGTCGTGTGGAGCAAGCCGAACCCGTTCTACACGCGCCAGGAGTTCGTCGAGTCGTTCGAGCAGCATGTCGATCTGACTGGCGAGGGCTGGTGGGTCATGTACCGCGACCCGCGAGCGCCTGCCCTGGGTCCGATGGAGATCTGGCCGGTGCGTCCCGACCGGATGCAGGTGGTGAAGTCGCCCACGGAGTTCCTGCTCGGGTACATCTACCGCGGCCCGGACGGGCAGGATGTCCCCCTCGACCGGGACGAGGTCATCCAGATCCGGATGCCGAATCCGATCGACCCGTACCGCGGCATGGGGGCGGTGCAGTCCCTGCTGTCCACAGTGCAGGGTCAGGCCGCCGCTCTCGCGTACAACCGGAACTTCTTCCGCAACGACGCCTCCCCGGGCGGCATCATCACGTTCCCCGAGGAGCTGGACGACGACGAGTGGAAGCGGTTCAAGCGCCGCTGGGACGCCACCCACCAGGGCGTGTCGAATGCGCACAAGGTCGCCACCCTCGAAGGCGGGGCGAAGTGGGAGGCGGGCACCTACTCGTACGACGAGATGCAATTCACCGAGCTGATCGGTGTGTCCCGGGACCTGGTGCGTGAGGCGTTCCTCGTGCACAAGCACATCCTGGGGCAGTCGGACGACGTGAACCGGGCCAACGCCATCGCCGCTGACGATGCTTTCGCGGCACGTGTCGTGGAGCCGCGTCTGGAGCGCATCAAGGGTGCGCTGAACAACGACTTCCTGCCGCTGTTTCCGCGTTCGCAGGATCTGGAGTTCGACTACCTGAACCCGCGTCCGAAGAACGCCGAGGAAGACAACGCTGACCGTGCTTCTCGGACGACGGCGTACAAGACACTCGTGGACGCCGGGGTAGACCCGAATGACGCGGCGGAAGTGGCCGGTCTGCCGCCCATGAATGCCATCCGTGAACCGATCCCGTCCACGCGGGGAGGAGAGTGACCATGAAGACCCCGATGCGGGCTGTCCCGCACATCCGCAACTTCCGACCCACCGGGAAGGTGGGCACCTGGTACGAGATCAAGAACCAGGCCGAGGACACGGCCGTCGTGAACATCTACGACGAGATCGGCGGCTGGGGTGTGACTGCCTCGGACTTCTCCAAGGAGCTCCAGGGCGTCACCGCGTCCACGATCGAGCTGCACCTCAACTCCCCCGGCGGTGACGTGTTCGACGGTCTCGCGATCCTGAACACGCTGCGCCAGCACGATGCGACCGTGAACGTCCTGATCGACGGGATCGCCGCGAGCGCCGCGAGCTTCATCGCCATGGCCGGGCAGAGCGTGAAGATGCAGCCGCAGTCGATGCTGATGATCCACGACGCCTCCGGGCTCGTCATCGGCAACTCGAAGGACATGCAGGACATGGCCGACCTGCTCAACAAGACCTCCGACAACATCGCCGCCGTGTACGCCCAGCGTGCAGGTGGCACCGTCGAGGACTGGCGGGCTGCGATGCTCGCCGAGACCTGGTACTCCGACCAGGAGGCGGTGGATGCAGGTCTGGCCGACGAGGTCGTAGGATCTGTACAGGACAACCCCGCTGACGACAACAGCAACCCCGACGCGAAGGCCCAGTCGTGGGACTTCTCGCTCACCGACCTCATCAAGGAGGCTGTGGCATGACCACGAAGATCCCCACTGACCCGGACGAGCTGAAGGCCGCCCTGGCGGACCGCGAGAAGGTCGAGGCGATGATCGCTGACGGCACCTTCCCGAAGTTCGTGCAGGCGTACGCCCGTGCAACGAACGAGCACGACAAGTCGATCATGGACGCCGTCCAGGACCAGACCGAGGCCACCCTCGCGCAGTTCCTCAAGGACAACAAGGCCGACACGAAGGGCAAGGCCCTCAACCTCGACCCGTACGACGGTCCCGGCAAGAACGGCTACCACAAGGGGTACAACCCGAAGGCGGTCGGCGCGAAGCTGGACGGCAAGTTCGAGGACATCTCCTCGTTCCTCCAGGCCACCTGGGTGAAGGGCAACCCGGACGACGACACCGCCGCGCTCCTGCGTGAGGTGAAGAACTACCAGACCAGCGTCGGTGAGGAGGGCGGCTTCCTCGTCCCCGAGGAGTTCCGCGCCGAGCTGCTGCGCCTGTCGCTGGAGTCCTCGGTCGTGCGGCCCCGCGCTCGCGTCATCCCGATGGCGAACGCGACGCTCCGCTTCCCGATGATCGACTCGACGTCGAACGCCAGCTCGGTCTTCGGCGGCATCCAGGTGTTCCGCACCCAGGAGGGCGACGACATCACCGCCTCGGAGGCGAAGTTCGGCTCCATCAAGCTGGAGGCCACGAAGCAGACGGCCCTGGCCCGCGTCACGAACGAGCTGGTGCAGGAGTGGGGCGCGTTCGGCATGTTCATCGCCGAGGTGTTCCCGGAGGCCATCGCGTTCTACGAGGACGCGGACTTCCTCTCGGGCTCGGGTGCCGGTGAGCCCCTGGGTGCGCTGGCGGCTGCGAACGGCGCAATCGTCGAGGTCGCGAAGCGTGGCGGTCAGGCGGCCGACACGATCGTGTGGGAGAACATCATCGACATGTACGCGCGGATGCTTCCGTCCTCGCTGCCCCGGTCGGTGTGGATCGCCTCGCAGGACACGTTCGTGGAGCTGGCGACCATGGCCCTCACGGTCGGTACCGGCGGCTCCGCTGTCTGGCTGACGGACGGCCGTTCGACGCCGGTCCTGACGCTCCTGGGCCGGCCGGTCATCCTGACCGAGAAGGCTCCCGGCTCGCTGGGCGACAAGGGCGACCTGTCGTTCGTCGACTTCGGGATGTACCTGGTCGGTGACCGTCAGCGCATGGTCGTGGACTCCTCGATCCACGAGTCGTTCACGTCGGACAAGACGACGTACCGGATCATCCAGCGCAACGACGGGCGTCCGTGGCTCCAGTCGGCCATCACGCCGAAGAACGGTGGCGACACGCTGTCCCCGTTCGTTCAGCTCGCCGCCCGGGACTGACAGCAGTAGCGGCCCGCCCTGCACCGGGGCGGGCCGTCCGTCAGCTCCAGCAGTGACGCCCTGGAGCCGAGATAAGTCACAGAAGGAGTAACACCATGAAGTCCATGCAGGGACTCGGCGCAGTCCTGAACGTCGTCAAGACCGCCTCCGGTGTCGCAATCCCGCTCACCCAGGCGGGTGCTGTCACCTTCGTCTTCGGTGATGCGGGTACCGGTGCGTCCATCGCGACCGTCACCCAGGTCGACTCGACCGGCACCAACAACGAGGCTGACCTGAACGTCTTCACCGTCAACGGCACGGAGGGCTCCAACGGCGTCTCCCGTGCGTACGTCGGCCCCGACGTGGGCGGCACGTGGACGGAGGACGGCGACGCGGTCTTCACCGACAACACGTTCGACCTGTCGGACGAGGCCACCAACGACACGGGAGTCTTCACCGTCCTGGCGGAGCAGCTCTCGGACGGCTACGACTCGGTGGAGGTGACCGTGGACGCCTCCGGTGACTGCGTCGCGATCATCCACAGCCTCCACGTCATGCGGAAGCCCGCGAACCTCAAGTCCAGCATCGTTGCCTGAGGAGGCTGAATCATGAGCGTTCTGAACCCCAACGAGGCGTTCCGCAAGACGCTGTACGGCGCGCGGGTCACCTCCGAAGTGACCGTCATCGCGGAGACGGCTGACAAGCCGCTGTTCACCATCACCGGTGGCCGCGTCATCATCACCTCTCTCGTCGGTGAGGTGACCGACACCATCCAGGCGCAGGCCAACGACGTGAAGGTGAAGTTCAACCCGACCGCATCGGGTGCCGACACGGACCTGTGTGCCGCGCTGGAGATCAACGGCGACGCGATCGGCACCCTGTACGGGGTCTCCGGCGACTACTCGGTCGCTCTCCAGCAGGGTGTCCTCACCCTGGAGGGTCCCGCGTTCGGTGCCCCGTTCATCCTCTCCGAGGGCGACATCGAACTCGACACGGTGGCCGACAGCACTGGCGAGATCGAGTGGACCCTCACGTACGTCCCGTACGACGACGGCGCAGTGGTGGCGAGCGCCTGATGAAGCGCACGACAGGGGGTCGCCTGAGCACCCGTTCGGGCGACCCCAGCGACGGCGGCGCGAAGATCGGTGTGCCGGAGCTCCCCGCGCCGCAGTCGGGCCTGCCGAAGTGGCTGGAGTACGCGGAGGCCCAGGGGATCGACGTCCCCGAGGACATCCGTGACGACAAGGCCGCGATCCGCAGCCTCGTAGACGACAAGTAGGGATACCCCATGGCCGACCTGACGCTGTCGCAGATGCTGGCTCTGCTGCCCGACAACACCACTGGGCAGATCGGTGCGGATGACCTGCGGGCCATCGTGACGGCGCTCAGGGAGGCCCTGGAGGGCACGAACGTGCTCCCCGGCCTACTGTTCGACACCGACCCCGACATCCCCGTGCACACGGCCGGTCACATGCACTGGAACAACACGGACGGGATGCTGGAGATCATGTCCGGCACGACGGACGTAACACTCCAGGTCGGTCAGGAGCAGTGGGCTGAGGTGCGCAACGCGACCGGCTCAACGATCACGAACGGACGTGCCGTGCGGGTCACGGGTGCAACGGGTGACCACCCGAACGTCAGCCTCGACGACGGGCTCGGCACGATTCTCGGGCTCGCGACGCACGACATCGCCAACAACAGCAACGGCAAGGTCACCACGTTCGGCCTCGTGCGGGACCTGAACACCTCCGCGTTCAGCGCTGGCGACTCGGTGTACGCCTCGGCCACTGGCACGCTCACTGAGTCGGTCACGTCGTCCTTCGTCGGGTACGTCACGAGGGTGAGCGCCACCGTGGGCACCATCCAGGTGGCGCGGACCAGGT